GCATTAGTTCCTGTAGATAGTGTTTTATTACCACCAGCAAACTTCATAGTGGAAGACAATAGGCGGCCACCTGTACCGTCTTGGGTAATAATCAATGTTAGTGTCTGACCGCCGACTGGGTTGGTTAGTCCGTTAATGGTAACATTGTTTGCTAGTGTTACTGTCTGAACATCACCATTAGCAGCATCAATGGTAAGAGTACCACCAGCCGAGAATGTACCCAAACTATAGATCGTATCACGGACATCTTTAACAGTTAGTGGACCGTTTACAGTACCACCTGATAGAGGTAGGTATGTACCAGATGCGGAGTTAGCCGCAGCAAATGCAGCGTTTGCTGTGTTCCAAATGGCAGCGTCCATTTCTGTATTAGCCGCATTGAAAGCCGCATTGGCTACAACAAATGCAGCGTTTGCTGTGTTCCAAATGGCAGTATCACCCTCGGTGTTTGCAGCATTGAAAGCAGCATTGGCTACATCAAAGGCAACCGAAACTAGAGTTGAATCCTGATTTGCCTTATCAAAAGCGGCGTTGGCCGTATTATAGGCAGGAGATAAATCTGGTGAAAGAGAAGCTGCATAAGCATTAGCCGCATTTGCCATTTCACCTGCATAGTTATTAGCCGAGATTAAATCGGATGCTAAAGATGCATTTGTGGTATATAAAAGAAGATTAGGTGTATTGGCCAGATTATTGTAGTTTAAATAATAAGAGCCGTCATGTCCATCTAATGTATCTGCATCGGTTCCTGCACCGCCAGTGGTAGCATCAATAGCAGCACCCCACTTATTACCATCCCACTTAAGGACATAACCTGATAATATGGAACCATAATCAACATCAACATCAATTAAACTATTGAGGTTCATACTTGGTGTGGATGCACTATTAGCAGCATTAAAGGCTGCATTAGCAACATCAAAGGCTGGAGAGATATCAACTATAACCACGTTATTAGCAGCATTAAAGGCTGCATTTGCGGTATCAAATACAACAGATTGATATGCTGTGCTTTGAATAGTGGTATCGGTAAACTGAATATTTCCGGCTAGTCCAAGATCACCTGTATTTGTAAAGGTCCATTGCTTGGATCCACCAGCAGTTCTGAATGAGAACTGATAAGGTGCTGTAATAGTCATAGAAAGTGGACTATCTTCGGTAACAGTACCACCAGATGGGAAAGTTATAACAGTATTTGCAACGGTTGTTGTACCTACACTAAGAACACCGGAACGAGTAAGATCCATAATCTTAGTATTGCCAGTATACCAGGTGAATCCTTTTGTAGATAGACCTTCATCAACACCGAACCACATGGCATCGGACTCAATACCGATTGCATAATTATAATTTGCTGTTTGATCCCATAGAATAACACGATTACCTGATAACTCATTAATATCAGGAGGATTGTATGCTATTTCGCCGAATGTAACTCTGTTTGGAAACTGTGTAATTCCGGCCTGATCAAGTGTTAGGTAATTACTATTGTTTGATAGTTGACTTAGGTTGATATTATTTGCGGCATTCAATGCAGAGTTGGCAACATCGAAAGCACCGTTTGCTACATTGAAAACGTCGGTGAGACTGGTATTCTCACCGATAATAGTATTAGCATAATCATAGGCCGAAGCTGCAACATCATATGCTGTGTTGGCTTTATCAAATGCGGGCGAGAAATCCGTAACGGAGGTATTTGCCTTATCGAACGCTGCATTAGCAACACCAAAAATTGTAGATGTATTTGATATGGTGGCATAAATGAGGTGCTGATGATTTAATTGGGCATAAGATGCCGCTGCATATCCATTGGCTGAGTTGGCCATAGCACCAGCATAGTTATTAGCACTATCTAGTGAGTTGTGATTGTTATTAGCAGCACCAAAGGCAGCATTAGCAACATTGAACACATCGGCAAGGTTAGTGTTTTCGCTGATGATGTTGTTAGCATAATCATAAGCACTAACGGCAATGTCAAAGGCACCATTAGCCTTATCGAAGGCCGGAGAGATATCGGTAAATGTAACGTTATTTGCCTTATCAAAGGCAGCATTGGCAGTATTGTAAGCTGCATTAGATAGTGAAGAAACGTTTGTGATATCAGGAACAGGCACATTGTTAGCTGCGGTAAAGGCCGCATTAGTAACAGAATATACTGTGTTTACCTTTGCATTTAGATCATCAAGACCAACAGAACCTAATGACTCCACGGCTGAGTAGAGTTCATCAAAGTTTTCATTAATCTTGATAAAAGCTGGCCTTAGTTTATCACCGGCACCATCATTACCTGTATAACCTACGTTGATTAATTTCTTTGACATTTCTTTACTCTATGTTGTCGGTTGAAACGTCTACTTCATCGGTAGTAATGTCGTGATTATCCGAAGAATAAGTGACGGTGTTTTCCAATACCATTTCGGTATTTGGCCATTCTGTTATATTTATGTTATAGCCGTAGTCATCCGTTGGTTGTGCATGGATTGGACTTGGTACAATCTCAATCTGTGCAAGGTTCATTGGATTAACATAGAATGACTGTAGAACACAATTAGCTTGTGTGGATAGGGCTCTAATAGCCGTATTGACTTTAAAGGTGCCTTGTGTGGCACCAAGTATCATCTGATTGGTTTCACGGTTAAATCTAACAACGGTGGCATAGGCAGTAGCAGTATGATAGGTATTACCTTGATAAACCATATCGTCCACTTTGAATACACCATTAGCATTGGCCACGTTGATTCTGGTAATGTAACCAGACTGAACGGACGGATCTTCGTAAATGTTGGTATAAACGGAACGAATGATCTTTGGATATGAAATTGGTCCATAGTAATACATCTTCATGGTGAAGTTTAGAGTCCAATTAACATATCTAACTGAATCAAAATCACCCTCATACTGGATATCATTTGAGACACTATTGAGAATGATTGGAACGTCTTTGAACATTCCAAGATCAGGAATCATATTGGTAGTTACAGTAAAATCTGGATTAAAGAATGGTAGAATCTGTTCTACAATCTGAGTACCGTCGTCAATGTTTCTGGTATAGATATTCAACTGGAAATTGATATCATAAGGAACACCCATATAGGATGATGAAACATGAGTAGTGGTGTTTGATCTAGCAGCTTTAAGCAACGAGTTCTGCTTACGTGAGGCATCATAAGTGATACCGGTAATCTCGAAACCCATTCTAGGTAGCATAACTTGAATCTGACGTAGCAAGTCTGGATCGGAAAAGATACGGGTAACCATCTTCTCTTTTGGAGAATATAACAAAGGTACACGGAAGCGATTGACCTCCGAGCCTGATTGATCATTGGTTCTTACTACAAAGATATCATCAAACAAACGGCCAAAAAGAACAACGGCCTTACGAGTTAGTTGATGATAAAAAGGACTATTACCTAGCATTAAATTGTACCGAATGGGTTATGCTCGGAGAAGTCAAGGATTTCCCCTGCATCCGAGTTTAGTTGTTTATTATCGAATAGATCATATTCAGAATAATTTGAAATGGTATCGGATGATGCCATGTCATACTGTGCGGAACTCGTCTGTCCAATTACACGGTTATCAGAACTAAAGTGTCCTGAAACATTATAAATGCGTAGTGTATTATTAGAGGAGAACCATTCTTTAACGACGCCGCTGGCAATGGCATTCTCCTGTGTATTGTCTGGTGACTGGAATACGGTTTCACCAAGGAAGAAATCGATCTTGGCGACACCCGCTGCAATATGCAACTGTAGCTGAATTGAATAGTTGTTATCAACACCTACTTGATCGACTTCTTCAATACCTGTGGAGATAATCTCCTGTGATGCACGGAAGGCTTCACACTTCATTTCATACACGTATGGTAGTCTTTTACCTAGTGAGTGGAACATAACTTCATGTTCGATGAACTTAATTTCATACATCTTATGTAAGACAGGAACATAGACTAGATCACCTTCCTGCGGTCTTTGTCTTAGATCCAATGGAATAATATTTCTAAATGATCTTCTGGAAATCATAAAGGCATCATTATCTCTAATCTCAAGACCAAACTTGGAGAAGAAGTCTTGCTGGCCCTCATGACCTCCGACATTCATTAGATATGCTTCGATTAGATATGCCTTATTAAAGGCCGAGTTCTTATACTCACCTAGAACCATATCTCCTTCATCAAAGGACTCTCTAGGGATATAATAAACGTTGTGACCCATAATCTGGATTGATTCGACAATAAGGTCTTCCATCAACAAGTGTTCGTTGTTGATTCTTTCTTCTGATGGGTATGCGTTGAAATAACGATTAACTGCCATATTAGCCTACAAGGAATCCTGGTGGTTCTTGGTATGTATCACGAATCATTTGTTCAACTTCTTTAATCTCGGCTACGGCTTCATCAAAAACTTGCTGACCATTCATGGTAATACCGCCGGCTAGCTGCATTCCACCGTATTTCTTCATATTATGTCCCCATTGCTTCTTGATGTATGCCGTGCCTAGTGCTTTAAGCATACGATCATTCCAGAATTGGTGATATGCATTTGGATCGGAAACAACACGGCCCTGTGCAATGATATACTGGCCTTCTTGGATATCGTTATGCCAGTCCCAGTCAATGTAAAGTCGATTATTAATCTTGTTATAACGGATTGGAGTTTCACCCGAGAAGATCATATCCAATGTTCTTAGATGCTGCATGGTTAGAGCATAATTGACATAGGAGGTGGATGAAAGATCCCAGAGATCGTTTAGACGAAGCTGATATCGTAGATCGAAGAATGTCATGGACTGATTGGTACCACCAACTGGGAATACCTGAGTTACAGAATTAACACCTTCGGATAACTGGACATATCCGTTAGCAATATCTTGTGCGGTGATTTGATGTTTGAGATATGACTTTTCGGTTCCATCATAGTGGAACTCTTGAAAGTATTGAACTGCTATGGTAATATTATCTTCGGCCTGCACATCATCAACATTGACCTTAATAACTGGGTCACCTAGTTGACGGAAGCAAAGAGCCTTAAATTCTTCTCGATTTTCGGGTGCTGACTGTGACATGGCAATCCTTTAGAGTATGCATACTATTTAGGATTATTTAGAAGCCCCTGGAGGGTGTCTCCAAGGGCTTCTGTCACGTTACTTTACTACTTTTTTACCTAGTGGACCTTCTGGTAGTTGTTCCTGGTTTAGCTGGTTGTCTGCTTGCTGTCGAACGGCATGAAAAGTTTCCATTGATTGTTCTAATGGTAGCTTGGCCAAACCTGTTAGAATGGTGTTTAGCATTTGCACGTTCACTTCAAGTTTTACTGTCGGTTCCATAATATACTCCTAATTTATGGTGTGTTTGCTGTTGGTGTAGTATTAGCTACTGGTTCTGGTTTAACTGGTTCTGGTTTAACCCATGGAAGATCCGAATCAACTACAGAATTTTTGGAAGCATCGATCTGATCCTGGATTCTTTCATTGACATGCTTCTCATACTGATCAACCACTACACTTTGAATCCAACCAAGAACATCGGCTTCGGTCAACTTATCAAAAGGAACAAATGTAGTTCCTGTTGGTAGTGTATTGGCTGTGAATGGAGTAGCACCAATGAATGTACCAGTATATTTACCATCTACACCAGTTTTCTTCCAATAAGTCTGAACAACCACATTGTCGGCTGAACCAACATTGGATGTTTTGATACCTGTGACTTCCCAAGTATATTTAACGGCCATTTTAATTTCCTCTTAGTATATAGCTTACTTTTTAAAAACGATATTGAAGATATCTTTGACGATCTGATCTTCATTGGTTATGTCGGAGTCGGCGTATAGCTTGTCCGTCTTATGTGTTCTAATTGGCAAATCATTATCATCTGGGTCATCCACGATGACCTCATAATCGATATACAATGTTGCTGGCTCCTCGACAGGAAGAGTAGTAGCTTCCGAGTATCTGAGTGCTTTTAAATTCACAGTCTTAGTTATTGCCATCTAATCTCTCCTTCAAGCCAGCAATCTCTTTTGTCAAAGTATCAATAAT